ACGATATAGGTCTTACGTTTTTACTAAGCCACGAATCAGATAGTGAATCAGCTTCCCATCTACGAGTAACTGCATCCATCTCCTCTAACTCAATCTCAAGCATTCTAAGAGCAGTTTCTTTATCGGGTTGGGGTAAACTATCATCTTTAATGATTAAGTTCTTTAAAACGCCTAATACGCCTTTATCAGGTATTGTCTCCGCTAGACTCTGAAACACCCCCGACTTCCCTAGTAGGAACTGACCTAGTTTCGTCTCTTTGAACTTTTTTCTTTTTTTGCTCATACTTTACTTTTTTAGGTTTTTCTACTTTAGGTTCTTTAAACTCTATAAGACCTAAATTTGTATTGCGATATACTAAACCTCTATTTAAACCTTCTACATAACTACAATGTACCCAACTAGGACTATCATCATTATATTCCCATATCAATACATCAAACTTTAAATTGTCTTTTATGTAATAAAATATATCTTTATTAGATACATCAGTACCATCGTTGTCTAGATCTATAGCTTGACCAGTTATGTGTTTGCTGAATTTTGATCCGTTAACCATAGAATTTAACCTTTCACATCTATACATACTACTTACATATATTGGTTTTTTAAAGTGATCACGTATAGGTTGAAATATCTTTTCTGCTGTTAGTTTTAGGTTGTCTATTATAATACCGCTAGGTGTATTGTCTAGTCTTTTACGTTTTGCAGTTTCAGATCTTATAGCTTCTGCTAATGTTAAATTTTGTGATAGCTTCATTTTAATAATATTTATTCATAAACCACTTTAAGAATACTGTTGCCCAAAACATAGTTAATAATAACCATACTGTTGAGTAAATTATATAAGGTACTTGAAGCCAAAAAGCATCTTTAATACCTTCCCAAATTTTATTTAAAAAGTTTTTCATAATTGTAATTTTTAATAAAGTTAATTATTTTTTATTTAATAGTTGATGGATCTTTATTAAGGTATAAATTGTAGTTACCACTATTAACAATCCTTGTAATACAGAATTAATTTCTGATATTGTCATTATTACTGTTATTATACCTAATATTGTTGGTTCAAATCCATTCATTTTATTATTTTTTAATCATTAATCATTAGTTTATTTTAAATGCCATATATATATAAGTTCCACCATTTGCATTTATAGAACTTCCATTTACTCCTGAATCAAAAGCAAATCCATCTGAAGTTAAATCAATATTAGTTGGACCTCCTCCTGTTGCTTCTGCATCACTTAAATCTGCCCATAAAACCTTATCGTTATCCGTATATCCGTCTCTTACACTGTCAAATATAGTCCAATCATTAGCAGCATCTGTTCTTTTTATCATAATCCAATCTGCTTGAAAACCAAGCCCTGTTATACTATTAGTTGTACCTGTCCCAGTATAACTTCCAATCTTGCTATAATTTGACACTGAATGGAAACAGTAGGCTATCATTCCTACATTAGCTCCAGAAGTTGCATTTACGTTTAAACCTATTGTTGTGCTTGTCATACCAGTTCCCCAAACTGAAGTACCTGCTGTTGCTTCTGCATCAGAAGTATGAAGTCGAAGATAGCTTCTTGTTAAATTTGTTTGATTTTCGTGCCAAACAAGCCATCCTACAGCAGCGGTTGTGGGTTTTATTATAACTAAATCAGGTGTTGAACTTAATCCGTGACCTACAGAATAATCTCCTGAAGATGGAGCAGTCCATTTAATAATAGAAAAGCCAGCATTAGCATTTGCACTAACAAGTGAATCTATACTACCTTCTGTGTTTATTGTCGGTTCGTTATCATCAGCTTTCCACGCCCAAGCAACGTAGCTTTCACCTGCATAATTACTTGTACCATCAGGACCTAATGTAAACCCATCACTGTCAAAAGATTGTATATGATTAGACCTCGTTTGTTCTGCATCACTGCTATTTGAAGAAATTATTTTAGTACCTCCTCTTGTAGAATCAGCTAAAAAATGCCAGCCACCAGAATTAACTCTATCCTTTGTCCAAACTAAATTAGGTTGAAATCCTAAACCATCAATACTTTGTGTAGAACCATTACCTGTATAAGCTACTGTACTAAAACTTTTTGCTACTGTTGGTGCTTCTGTGTCAGGGTCTGCAGCAAATGCCATATAGATAAATGTATCTCCATTACTATTTAAACCTCCTTTAGTATTAGTTTGTTGAAATCCATTTGATAAAAATGTTACTGGACCATAAGTTCGCTCTGCATCTGTAATGTTAGGCGCTAAAACTAAATCTCTAGGGTTTGTTAAATTTCTTTTATTATCGAATATTGACCAATCACTAACATTACTTGTCCTTTTAACCATTATAAAAGCAGGCTCAAAACCTGTTTCTATAATTGGTCCATTTGCAGAACCATTACCTGTGTATGAGCCAATCTTTGAAAAGCCATCGACTGAATGAAAACAGTAGGCAATCATTTCATCACCACTTCCATTAGTCCTTGAGCTACTACCTAAACCTATAGTTGTACTATTAGTTGTAGAAAGTATAAATGTCCCTGATGAAGCAGTAAATATAGCAAAAGATTCGTTAAGTTCTAATCTATCTTTGTCATCAGTCATTGTGCTAAATTCTTTTACATTCCAATCTACTGAATCTATTAAATTTTTAGTAATTATTAGTTCAGGTTTAGCTGAAAGTCCGTGACCAACAGTTGCTCCTGAAGTACCAGTTCCAGTATATTTTACAATACTAAATCCTGCATCTGTGTTTGCTTGTACTGTACTTGTAATACTTCCATCTGTATTACTACTTGTAGTTCCTCCGTTTGCTTTTAAACACCAAGCTACATAATCTCCTCCATCTGCATTTAAAGCAGTTGTGCTACCTACAGTAAAACCGCCTTGGTCAAAACTTGACATATAACCACTAGCTCTATAAATTTCCGCATTAGTTAAATTTGGATATATTTCATATTGAGCGCCTCTAGTTGAATCAGTAATTCTGTGCGAATTTGAGCTTGAATCTCTATATTTTACCCAAACAAAATCAGGAGTAAAATTAAGTCCATACTCATAAGTAACATTCGTTGCAGTACCGTCATAATTTCTTGTGTCATCATTTGCATTTCCTTCAAATCTATAAGAAGCTACAAGTGAGTTTTCTTGATACAATGTAGTTACTTCACTTGCTGATAATGCTTTGTTAAATATTCTCACTTGGTCTATGTAACCCTCCATATAATTTCCTATAGTTCCAGAGTTTAGCATTCCCCTACCTATTTGCAAGTTGGTATTACTATCTGTAGTATAAGAAACTGTAGATGGACTTGTTACTTCAGAACCATTTACATATAATTTTACATTAGTTCCATCATCAGTTAATGTTAAATAAGACCAAGCGTTATCAGTTAATCCTTGTGACCAATTATAAGTAGTATTATTAATTGAATAGTAATTAAACTCATTAGTATCTGTTCTTACCCTAAACATACCTGTATTTGTTTTTGTACCATTTACACCTCCAAATATCCTTGGGTTAGACGTGCTTGAAGTTTGTTTAAACCAAACAGAATATGAATATGCTGATAAATTACTTAAATTTATACCTGTGCTTACATAACTATCAGTACCGTTAAAATATGCTGATTGCCCATATCTTCCTGCTGCATATTGAATCGCTGTTCCAGTTCCATCGTAGTTACCACTTAAATCTGTTTCATCATTCTCAAATCTATAAGTAGCAACACAAGAACTATCTCCAAGTACTTGTAGTGTGTCTGTTGTATCTTCTGATAATGGGTCTAATGATTCTACTGTTTCTACTGTTTCTGCATATAGTGTTGAAACTTCTGATGATGATAGAGCTTTTTGGAAAAATCTGAATTGGTCTAATTTACCTTGTAATACTTGTCCAGTAACTGCTGTGAATAAATAAACATTATTACTACCAATATTATATGTTGTAGAAAAAGATAAATCAGCTGTCCCATTTATATATAATTGAACATTACCAGCATTATTAGATATAGCTATGTGTGTCCAAGTATTATTCGGAATTGATGCTGTGCTATCCCCCAAAGAATCACCATATCTACCAAAGTTTAATTTATTACTTGGATTGATAAATGTTACAAATGCAGCCCCATTACTTGCATTACCCAACATTATAGGCGTTCCAGTTGAAGTAGGGTTTACCCAAAAACTAATACTAAAAACAGGATTACCTGTTATATTAGGCAAAGATGTTGATATATAAGCACTACCACCAAAATAAGCACCCGCACCAAACTTACCTCCATTAATAGAATGAGAAGATGCACCATCTCCTTCGTATAATACGACTCCAAAGTGTTCTGATGGGGTTATACCTGTACTGGGTGGTTTAACTAATAATCTTTTTCTAAGACTCATAACTAGGATATTCGTATAATATAACTTGTTTTTTTGTTGTTAAAGCATTTACTTCGTTTTCTACTTGACTGGTTTGGTTTCTTAATAATGCTCTCGCTGTCACTACTTCCGTAGGTACTGTTTCACCATTATCTGTTTGCCTGATAATATACCAATCTGTTTTAGCTAATTCACCACCTATTATATGTTTATAGTTTGTAATCTTTTGCTCTTTTAACTCTGCTAATGTTTGCGACCAAGTTTTATCTACCGTATCTTTTCTAAATACAGTACTTTGCGTATCCCAATATATTTCACCTAAATCGTGTACCCTAGAATCATAATTTTCATCTATTATTACATCAAATAATCCAGCATTACGAAGTTCGTCTGCTGTCATACTTCTAGCGTTTAAATGATACCCTGTTGACGATCTAAACTTTACTGGTACGTCTGGGTATGTAGTTATTATTCCGTTGTTGTTTACTGCTTTCATAATTATTTTTGTATTACTGTATAATAATATTTATTATCTTCTAAATATAAATCTCCTAGTTCTTCTGTTTCGGTATCTATTTGTGGATCTACTATTGGAAAAAAACCTTCTTCTTCTAATATTTCTACTGGTGAGCAAGCAAACGCTTTAGAGTAAAAATTAACCCCATCCCAATAACTTGGTAATTTACTATATACTATTATTTCACCATTTATATTATTCGCCCACATTATGCTTCTTTACTTATTGTTGCCCATTGTTCTGTTGATCCATTTGTACTTACTATTTGTATTAGGTTAGCTACCGTTCCATCATATGTACCTGTTATTTCTTTTACACTTGCAGGTAAAGTTAATGTATAATTTCCACTTATTACTAAATCTACAGTCATACCCGTACTTACATTACTGAACGTCAATGTAGTATTAGCTGAAAGTGTTTTAGTATGAACCGCTGCACTTGACCAATCTACATCACTTGCAGATATAGCTGCCGAAGTAGTATATTCAGCACCTAATTTATCATAGCTTATAGCATCGTCGGCAACCATTGCAGTTGCTACACTTCCCGTATCTCCTGTACCTACTAAATTACCTGAAGCAGTTGGTAATACTAATACTGCTGAACTTGCCGCACTATGTGGTGCTGCTTTTAATGTTTGATAATGTGCATTACTAACCTCACAGTACATTCTCATTTCTGCTACATTACCTGTATTACTTCTTATTTGAATACTACCGTCATCTATTGTTACACCACCCGTACTTCCATTACCTCCGATTGTTAATGATCCTGAAGTTGCAGTTAATGATGCTCCTAATGCTACAGACGTACCACCTATTGTTATAGAATCATTAGTTAATGAAAATTCTGTTCCCGTTAATGTTAAACCGCTACCTGCTGTATATGTAGTATTTGTATCACTTGCCGCTATTGTTATTGATCCATCTGCATTTGTTATTGTTACGTTAGAACCTGCCGTAATAAGCGCATTTTCAAAATAACTATTAGTAGCATCGTATATTAAAACGTTTCCTGCTGCAGGTGTTGAAATATTAGCGTCTGTAAGATCGTTTAATCCTGCATCTATAGCAAAGGTCGTTCCTGTTAAAGAAAGTCCTGTACCAGCGCTATAAGTCGTATCTGTAGATGCGATAGTTATGCTTCCATCTGCGTTAGTTATACTTACATTACTTCCCGCTGTTAGTAAAGCGTTTTCAAAGTATGAGTTACTAGCGTCATATATTAGTAAATTACCTGCCGCTGGACTTGTTACATTTGCATCAGTTAAAGTTGATAGTGTATGTTCAGTTGCCGTTGGTACTCCACTAGAATTACCTAACCAGAAATAATTTTGTTGTATATTAGGTATATCGTTACTTCTAATAATTGATGAAACAACTATTGAACCTGCACTTGAAGAATTTACTCTACCTACTTTACCTACATTTTGTATTAATGCTGTTCCTGTTGGTTTTGTGGTTGTTAAACCTCCTCCTGATTTTACATAAATCGTATCATTTTCTGATGGCGTTACTCCGTCTATTGGATCAGTAGTTAAGTTTTTAAGTACACCACCTGTTACTATATATCCTTCACCATTGTTTGCTAAATCTGTTAATAGTAATCCTGTTGCTGGCATTTTAGCAGAATCACCTGCATCAGCCGCTGCCACTTCTACTGCAAATGAAGTTCCTACTGTACCTGTAATATATACTGGTGTACCTTTTGTTAAAGTTCCCCCTGATGTGTTTTTACAAGCTACTCTTACTTGATCTGTTCCCTCACTAGAAAGTGTTATTGTATCACCTGTTTCTGTAATAGTTATATTGCTCCCCGCTGCAAGTGTTACATCATCAGTAGTAGCATCGCTACCTGTTAATCTTATTATTGCATCACTTCCTGATGTTTCACTACTTAACGTATAAGTTGTATCTGTATCTGAAGCTGCAGCAATAGTAAAGCTAGGGTATGTTCCTGTTACCGTTACATTTGCGCCACCCGTTAAAGATACCGTTTGATCGGGAGCAGAGTTAGTTACTGTAAAATTCGGATATGTACCCGATGTAGTTATACCCGTACCTGCTGTAAGAGCAACTGTCTGATCAGGTGCTGTATTAGCAATAGTTAATGTGTTGCTTACATCATCATAAGTACTACTAATTGATGTACCTGCTACTATTAAATTAGCAACTCTATCGTCTACACGTTCGGAAGTATAATAAAGATTAGTTCCTTCAGTTAAATTTGTTGTAGATTTAGTTCCGAATGCTGTGTCAAATCTAGCCGTTGTATAATAAAGGTTACTCGTACCTTCGCTAACTGAATCAGTATCAAAACTAATATTAGCACTACCATCAAAAGAAACACCATTTATTGTTCTTGGTGTTGATAAGGTATCTGCAGTTGATGCGGCTATCCCTAAGCTATCTACATATGTTTTAGTAATGTGTGCTTGTACTTCACTTGAGCTTGGTCCAGTATAGGAAATGACTCCTGTTGAACTATTGTAAGACAAAGAACCGTCACCACCATTGTCAACCGCACTTATTAACGCTCTTACATTTGCATCCGAAGGTCCCGTGTAAGTAAACACACCTGTTGTATTATCATAGCTAAAACTTCCTAGTCCGCCCGTATCATTTGCAGATAAATCTGTTAAACTTATCCCTGCTCCACTATTAGCTATTGTAAAACTTGGATAAGTACCTGTTACAGTAATACCTGTACCCGCAGTTAAACTTACTGTTTGGTCAGGTTGTGTATTTGTAATTGTAAAACTAGGATATGTACCACTAGTTGATATTCCCGATCCTGCACTTAACGATACGGTTTGGTCAGGCGCACTATTTGCTATTGTTAGTGTTCCTGCATTATCATCATACGTTTTTGTAATACCCGTACCTGCTTGTATCAAAGTATTCGCTTGATCGTCAACTTTTTCTGCAGTATAATATTCATTAGATCCTTCTGTAATATTATCAGTTGTTAAACTAATATTTGCTGTACCATCAAAACTAACGCCTGCTATTGTTCTTGCTGTTTCTAATGCTGTTGCCGTATCTGCATTTCCAGTTACATCTCCCGTTACATTTCCTGTAACATTTCCAGTTAAATTACCTGTAACATTACCTGTAACATTACCTGTTAAATTCCCTGTTACGTTTCCAGTTAAAGGTCCACTAAAAGCATTAGCAGTTACAGTACCAATAGCAGTTAAATCACCGCCAGTATTCATACTTAAACCACTTGCATTACCAGCTCCATCTGTGATGGCTTGTAAAGATGCAGCTAAAGTTCCGTTATCACCTACCTTTAACAGCGATGTATAAGTGCTACTTATTGAATTTCCAGTTAATGTCGCCATTTTTCTTTAATTTATTATTTATATACTTTTTTAATTTTACTATATTTTTGTTTTTTATTTTATATCTTTTCATAATACCCAACTATTAAATAAATTATCTTTATCTGGATATACATCATCATTTGAATTTTGATTATATTCAGGAAAATTATTATTGTTAAAACTTAAATAATCAATCATTCTTCTTATATAATACTCTGCAAACTCTCTTTCTTTATTTACTAGATAATCTACTTCATTTTTTGTTACACTTTCTGCGTTTTCACTTATATGTTTAAATACACCTGCATTTTTAACTTGATATGCTGCAAATGGTAAATAATCCATCATTGCAAAATGTATTAATGCTGGTTGTATATAACTGTTTACTAATGTTAAATAATTACCAGTTAAAGTATCATCTGTAATTTTAGTTTCTATTGCTTCATATAGTTTAGTACCTAAGAAATTTTGTATATGTATTTCTTGTGCTAATTTTATATAAGGCAATAATTTATCTACATCTACATTACCATCTAGTATTGTATTCTTTTTTAAATCCTGTACTTTTATAAATAATACTTGTGCCATTTTTAAAATGCTTTACCTTTCGGTGTTGTAAAATCTTTTTTCTTTTTAAACCCTCTGTTTTTCATATCTCTAGGTCTTTCTGCAACTTTTTTGTTATTAGTTTCAGGAACAAACCCTTGTTTCTTAGCTTTATTAACACTTATTTCAGATCTTGGATTTTTTGCATCAGGTGTTACAGTTTTTGCCATATATACCCTACGTTCCCAATAATGTCTACAAGATCCTCCACCTTTATATAACCATATATCATAAGTATTAGCACCACCTTCACCCCATCCTGGATTAACAGCTTTAGAACTCATTTGTAAAATATCTTCTTTACGATATATCTTTTTTGCAGAAACCATATTAGAACAAAAATCTCTACTGTTTCCGTCTGCTTTTAAAGGTGCGTATTGGTATCTTACTTTATATTTGAAACCTTCTTTATTCTCACCGTCTTGATCGCTTTTAGCGTTTGGTCTTGCGCTACCTGTAGATGCTAACTCTAATTTTTCGTTTAGCTTATCATCATTATCATAATCTACTGGTGCTGATTCAATAAGTTCCCAATTATCTAAATCTTCTTCTTCGCCTAAATCAATTAATTCTTGTAATGCAGTTTTATCACTAGATAGTTCTTTTTTATTTTCTAAATCTACACCTGTTTCTTCTTCTCTAGTTTCATCATCTACAATATTACCTTCTAAATCTGTAAACTCTAAAGGTTGTAATGTTTTAAAGTATAAGTTTAATGATATGTTATTAAATGCTAAAATAGTATCTAAAGCATCTAATATATATTCTTGTTGTACTCTAATAACCATATTGTCAAATAATATACTAGCTTGTTTTAATTCATCAGCATTACTACCTAAACCATTATTTTGTGTTCTAATACCTAATAATAAAGGTGATGATAATCTATGCCCTACTAATATTTTATTGGTAGCTTCGTCACTTAAAAATTGATATTGGTTATGTGCGTCTGATAATTGTACTGGATCTATAGTAGCTGCGCTTTCTTGATTATCGTTAAATGCTAATATAAATTTACCCGCATTACTACTGCCACTAAACTTATCATATATTCTTCTTTCTATTAATTCTCTGCTTTCTTCGTCAGGTGTACCATTGTTAAAATTAATTAACATACTAGGTGCCATTCCATTTTGTATATTATTAATGTGATAGTTAGCTACTTCTGATTCTAGCTCACAATAAGGTAAAGCACCTTGATAAGTAACTGGTGTATAATAAAAATATCCAGCTCTATATGGTTTTATACAAAGTATTTCTATTGCATTATTACCGCTACCAAATGCTGGTATTCTAGTTAGTTTGTCTCTGTTTGTGTATTTACTCCAATCGTGAAAATAATAATATCCTTTTATATCACCTTTCTTGTCTGCTTTTTCTGCACGTAACGTTTGTACAGGAAAATGTTCTACTTTAACTATTTTACTACGATCTACATTGTAATATATTTGTAATGTAGCTTGACCTAATAAATAAAAGTCAGAACATATTTTTTTAATTTCATCTTTACTAAATAAAGTAACCGCTTCGGCATACTCCATAGGTTTTTTATCGCTGTTAGTTGCGCTTAAACCTTTACCATATATCATTTCAGTAATTCCATTAATAATTGCATTATTAGTTGGACTACCTTGATATTGGTCTATTAGATATTGATAATAATTATTATCCTCACCATAAGATACAAAATCTTTATTTTTTTGCTCTGTTATTTTAGGAGCTGTGTACGTGCTTAAATTTACTACTCTGATATTACTCATTAGTTTATTATTATATAGTCATCATCAGG